TATGTGTGCTGAATGATGACCACCACCTTTTTTAGCAAACTCTTGTACCCATAATTCAGAAAACATAGTTGTGTATTGTTGCATATCATAACCTTGATGGTCTAAATATTCCCAAGACTTTTGACCAATGTAATTTCTAAAATCTAAAAAGTCATTGTCAGTTGTAAGTGGTGTTGAATGATACGATCTGCCAAAGTCACCGTTTTTTTTTATAAATTCTTTTTCTCTTTTACGAGCATCAGTAATATATTTATTACTTGCTTTATTTAACGATTTAACAAACTCTGGTTTTTCCTCACTCCATACTATGGTTGGAAAATAACTATTTATAAACATTATCTAAAAGGCCTCCCTAAATGCCATACTACAAGACTATATCTTGTGCCTGA